GTGCCGCTTCACGGATTTGAACCGCGGACCTACTGATTACAAATCAGTTGCTCTACCAGCTGAGCTAAAGCGGCCCTATTGTTAGTGTTTTCGTTCATGTTTCTTGTGACCTTTATGAGAACCCATATAGTAATCGCCTGGTTCATAATCCCAAACTTTACCGTGATGACCTCTTATATCTGCCCAAAGCATTCTACATCTCACTATCAATCTTCTTAATAATGTTCTTCTTGCCATTTTATATTTCTTTACTCTATTTAAATTTACATTCTGCCATGATTTGTGTCAGGCACGCAACCATATTTATCTCGTGGTCAGCCACAAAGGCTGATTTATATTGGTAATCTGCAATCGTCAATACGGCTGCAGGGATAGAAGATGGTTGAAGATGTTTATATAGAATATCGTAAATGCCAGTGAATAGAGATGACGGATCTTTGTCTAGGTTTTGAACAACCCATTTACGCATATCGCCAAATCTTTTCTCTTTTAATAACTTGACTAACTCTTTGTTATTGATTTCTGATAAAGATACAAGTATACCACTATCAATCTTACCTCTTACAGAATAACGTTGTAATTCGTTTATCGTTCTTCTAAAGTCTGGATAATGTCTTTGTACTAATTCAGCAATAACTTTCTTATCATAACCTATCTGCTCTTCATCTAATAGTTTAATTAGACGTAGCATAAATGCTGTAGCAGTTTTTACTTTTTGACCATTCGTAATACGAAAATCAATACAAGTACAACGACTATGTAAAGCAGGTATAATCTTATTCTTAAAGTTGCAAGTGAATATAAATCTACAATTTTTATAAAACGTTTCAATAAAGTTTCTTAATGCAGGTTGAACACTATCAGCATTCATATAATCTGCCTCGTCTATAATGACTACTTTATGTGTGTTAGTATCGTCTAGCGACACGGTAGACGCAAAGTTTTTAATTGTAGTACGTAAGGTATCAATATGCCTACCTTCATCTGACCCATTAATCATAATGTAATCAGCACCTAATTCTTCACATAAGGCACGAGCAACAGTTGTCTTGCCCGTACCAGCAGTTCCTGAAAGGAGAAGGTTAGGTAATTCTTTTTGTGAAAGAAACTTTTGAAATGTAGTTTTAAGGTCTTCGGTTAAGATACATTCGGATATTTTTCGTGGACGGTATTTTTCAACCCATAGAAAATCTGACATATTACCACCTTAAAATGTTGAGTCAGCTTCTAAAGCAATCCAGTATTGTACTTTAACCTTTTTGTTTATGAAATGAGCAATCTTTGCTTTTGATAACGCAATATCATAATCACCAGGAATAATTTTCATATTCTCGGCCTTAATATATGCAGTAAACTCTATATTAGTTTCACCTACAACTATAGATGATTCATTTGAGTTACTATTCTTCTTATCTAAAGCAACTAATTTAATTTTGCCACCTTCACCTTTAAATGCAATATCAGGTAGACTTAAATTTGTATATAACTTTTTAACCTTTTCAAAATCATCACTCTTTAATGTAAAAGAAACTGTTTGATCTGGCATTGATATTGATTTAGAAGGATATCTTAATGTAGATTTATCAGCAAAAGCATATCTCGCTGATAGACTAGATTTCTCATCTGTTATTTTTAGATTTGTTGTTCCGTTAAACTTCAACACAGGTTGTGTAAAAGAATCTAACGCTCTTAAAAACTCTGGTAAATCATATACACCAAATTCAGATTCAAATTCATCTTCAACATTGGCTTCTGCCATAATGTTTTTCATTGTAGAAACTGTACTTAATTTCTTACCAGGTTTAAATAAAATATTAGCATTTATGTCCGAGAAATTTCTCAAAATGCCTATTGTATTATCACTTATTTTCATTTCATCTCCTTATCATAATTTAATAATAGTATAACATAGTGTACTGCCTTTAATAAGTCAGCACGATTATGTCCGTTTTTCTTCCCATACCTACACAAATATTTAATTGCATTTGCATGGCAAAAATCTTTTCCAATGTTTAGTGTTTTTAATAAGTCTAAAACTTGAAAGCCTTTTTGGTCACTTGAATAGTGTTGGCCATAAGTTGACTTAATATAATCACCGACCTCTTTTAATATTTTGTCTTCATTGTATTTCATAATATAAGTATATCATTATATTGCGTTTGAGTCAATACTTGACGATTGTAAATATTTTAGTACACTCTCTGGTGAACTAACAGTATATGGATCATCCACAACGTTATCCCCTTTACCAGGTTCTACAAACATTTCTTCAACGACACCATCATTGATTATAGCTGCATATCTCCAAGATCGCATACCATATCCTGCACCAAATTTCTCTACAAGCATATGTGCCTTATCAGCAAACTCGCCGTTACCATCTGGTATAACTTTTACGTTTTCTAATTTTTGATTTTGTGCCCAAGCATTCATAACAAACGAATCATTTACTGACATACAATATATGTTATCTATGCCGTGTTCTTTAAATACGTTATGTAGTTTTTCGTATCCTGGCAATTGTTGATTAGAGCAAGTAGGTGTAAATGCTCCAGGTAATGCAAATAGTATTACTCTTTGGCCTTTAAAATATGTATCAGAATTGATTGTCTGCCACTCGCCTAATTCTCTTACTTTAAAATCTACGTTTGGTATATAATCACCTTTTTTCATAATTTATTTCTCCTTATTCATTTTATAGACTCATTATATACTAAAAAGGGCGACTTGTCAATAAGCCGCCCTATCTATGATATTGTTATTTAATATCTATTGTTTTCGCTTTTTTGTGTTCTGGAATTATTCTTTCCAAAGACACTCTTAAAAGACCATCTTTCAATTCAGCGCCTTTAACTTTTACATCATCAGCGATTGTGAAAGATTTAGAGAAGTATCTTTTAGCGATTCCTTTATGTAAGATTTCGCCATCAGATTTTATCTTCGTTTCATCATCAACCTTTTCTTCTTTTTTAGATTTGATTGATAGTACACCTTCTTCAAGGTTTACTGTTATGTCTTTTTTATTATAACCAGCGAGAGCAATTTCAATATCATATTTGTTCTTACCTTGTTTTACGATATTGTAATGCGGAAACGCAGGTACATTTGCCACGTTGAAAATGTTTCCATCGTCATTAAACATTCTTTCAAAATGGTCAAACACATTGTCAAACCCTACGGTTACTGGTCTTAATTGATTGAAAATAGATAGTGCTTTATGATTGGTCATATTAACCTCCTTTTGTTAAGCAAAGTTATTTTCTATGAGAACCCAATAAGGCGTTCTCTTATATTATATAAGAACTATTTATAAAATTACAAGCCCTTATATGTGGGTAGTTTTAGAGAGTGAGTGCCAGATATACCTGGTTGACTCTCAAGGAACTACCCGATCCCATCTATACCCCTACAAGGTCTTATGAACAGCCTCGTAGTAATAATATATATAATATTCAACACAGACGGCATAGAATTCCTTAAATTTTCTTTACTTTTTCACCTTTAACCCACTTATAACCAAGATATTCATCATTAAGTTTCTGTGCTTTTCTGATTATCTTAGCTCGTTCTTTGGCTTTTTCACGTTTGATTTCAGACGGTTTCTTATAATATCTTTTATCTCTTATATCCTTGATAATGCCTGCCTTCATTATTTTTTTCTTTAATACACGCATAGCTTTTTCAAGGTTACCGCCTCTTACTTCAACTGTAATACTCACTACTTTTCACCTCCGTTCTTATTTGATGGTTCATAAACTGGTATTTTATCTGGACCTAAATCTAGGTCGTGGTATGTATTGGGTTTATAATTATTGTAATCAGGCAACGGAGCGTGCCCTCCAATACCTTTCTTAATCTCATCACTTGTAAAGGCAGGTTTTTTACTCTTATCTAAACTACCTAATACAGCAGCAGATCCAGGTTGTAATTTCTGAACCTTGCCTCCCTTTTCTAAAAACTTTTTCATTAATTCGTCCCTTTCTTCCTGGGACATTTTAGGTTTTTGATCTCTATCGTAATCGTATATACCCACTATTTAACACTCCTTTTATGAGTTTCTATATTGTTTACAAAAACTCTAATCAACCTAGAAACATCTACTGTTTCCTCTTTTAATGTTTTAGGGTGTATAAAAATAACCCTAGACTCATTAACTTTCATTTTTGACTTATCATCAACTACAACAGCGCTGTCTGTATTCTTACGCCAATCGTGTGAAGAATATCCTAATACATCTTTCATATAGTCTCCTTGTAAGAAAACTTGTGGCCATTTCTGGCCACAAGCGGACTTACACTATGGATAGGTTTAGACAGTAAAGTTATCTTCACTATCATCCTCACTATCATCGGATTCTTTTTCTGATAAGATTTCTGCCTCTTCGGCCTTCTTCTTATCAGCAAGAATTTGGTCTACTGAAGCACCACTATCAACTTTAGTGTACAGGTCAACAAATGATGATTTAGTATCATCATCAAATCTATTTGTACAGACAGCGATTGCCTTCATTTTATTTTTAAATATCCCATATGCCTCAGCAATATGTACTAGTCTTCTGGTACTGATTATCTCATCAACACCGCCGTCGGTATAAGTTTTTCTTATAACGTCAGCCCAAGTTACTAGATTGTGGGCAAATTTTTGATCTCTTTTACCTGCACTTGCAAGTGAATTTGAAACAATTTTTTCTTCTATTTTAGCAGAAGGATATTGTTGTTCAAATGTTACTGGAAATCTTTCAAGGAATGCCTCGTTAAGAACATTAGTACCGATAAACTTACCGTCATCACTACCTTGACCTTTAGTGTTAGCAGTTGCAATCACATTAAAGCCAATCTTAGGTTTAACAAACTTGTTAATCTTTTTAACATAGACACCTGAACCCTCAAGGATAGGTTGTAAACACATAATCTTATTACTTGCAAGGTCAATCTCATCAAGTAAAAGAACAGCGCCTCTCTCCATCGCCTCGATTACAGGACCATTTTGCCACACGGTCTGACCATCTTTAAGTCTATAACCGCCTAGTAAATCATCCTCATCGGTCTCAATTGTTATATTACATCTGATCATCTCTCTTTTAGACTCGGCACATGCCTGAGTCACAGCAAGCGTCTTACCG